ACCAAGGTCTTAGATGCAGTTAAAAGCGGAAAGGCAATAGCGCTTAGAGGCAACCACGAAATGTCATATCTACACCAGGAAATGATGTGCAGTGGTCACAGCAGGAAGATGGATGCTTTACTATCATCTGACTTCGATGGGTCTACAGTCAGAAAAGCCCTTGAAGAACTCTTGCTTCCGTACCATTTCGCAGAGGGGTTTCTCATATCACATGCAGGTGTATCACAAAAACTCCTGAACCTGAATAAAACCACTCTATCTCAATACCTGAAAGATAGTCTCTTTTCAGATATAGGGTGGAGCAGAGGTGGGAGAAGCCCTGTAGGTGGTCTTTACTGGTGTGACTGGGATTATGATTTTGAGCCTGTTCCATACCAACCACAAATCGTAGGACACAGCAGAAGACCCGGCAATGTCATCGAAATCAAAGACAACTCATACTGCATTGATGTGCTCGATCACAACGATCCGATAAAGACAGTAGTGGAGATTAAGGATGGTCAGCTCAAAGAGCGCAAGATAGACACCACCAACTACAGGAAAAGATAATGGAAGCACGGCGCTTCGACAATCAAATCGCGCGGATAATATTTCATGAGCAGAGTGTGGGTAACATCTGACTGGCATTTAGGCCACGCTAAGTTAGCCAAGCGGCGGAATGAAGAGGCACCATGGATCAACGAAGATAATCACGAGGAGGCTATCCTCGACCGATACTGTCAGGTCGTTGGTAAGAATGATATTGTTTGGTTCCTGGGGGATGTTTTTTGGGGCACCAGATGGGTAAAAGACTTCTCGCTTCTTCCAGGTAAAAAGCGGTTGGTGTTAGGCAACCACGACACTGAGAAATCAAGCCCGCCTTTTTCGCTATTCACCGAAATGTTCGAGCAAATACACGGATTACATAAGTGCAGGTATGCATGGCTTAGTCATTCACCTATCCACCCTGATAATCTTCGTGGTAAATATAACATTCACGGACATACTCACTTGTATTCTGTCGATGATCCAAGATATATAAACGTCTGCCTTGAGAAGACAGATTTCTATCCGGTAGAGTACCAAAGCCTATGGAAAAGCAGATCATATCCGCCGTTATTCAATCGAAGCAATGCTACGACCTAGTAAGAGACTGCTTAGATCCTAGTAGCTTTAGCCCAGAGTCAGCTGCCATTTTGCATAAGGTAGACGATTTCTACAGCACAGACCAAAAAGCTCAGTACTGCGATCTAGATTTGATACGATCTAATCTACTTAGCGATGCCCCCAGCGGCGCTATGAAGGATCAATTGAGCGACTTCCTTGATTCCGTAACGGACTGTGATGTATCTCTTCCTAATATTGTTAGAGATGTATTATCACAAAGGCAAAGAGCCTGTGGCCACAAGTTGGCTCAGGCCATCTTGACAGGAAGCGACAAGGCTGTGCTTAACGATCTTGTTAATCAGTATTCTGAAGCCATCAATAAGACGGACATTGGGTTATCAGACGACGAGGAGTACATATCGCCTGATATTGCTAGTCTTGTTAATAAAAACACAGCAGATAGCAATGTAATATTCCTTGCCCCAAAGTCTCTGAATAACAGGCTGCGTGGTGGAGTACCTAAACCGCGCTTAGTCATAGCTAGCGCTCGCCCTGAATCTGGAAAGACAGCCTTCTGTGTTAGCAGCGCTTGCGCTAACGCCTTTCTTGGAAAGAAGGTTCTTTACTATCAAAACGAGGAGTCAATTGTAGATGTTGTAATCAGAGCTGTATCTAATTTATCAGGCATGGACTATGATAGTATAGTGGAGAACCCCGAAAAGGCACAGGAGATAGCAGACAGCAGGGGGTTGGGTAATATAGTATTCAAATACGCTACCAGAAATAATCTCTCTGAACTAAACGCTTTGATGAATAAGCATAAGCCCGATTTTGTTATCGTCGATCAGTTAAGAAACTTGCAGATGAAGACGGACGGCTTAACCGAACTTTTAGAAAGGGCATCAAAGGGCCTTCGTACACTAGCAGCAAAGCATAACTGTGTTGTGCTTGGGGTTACACAGGCAGGAGAATCCGCTCAAAATAAAGCTGTATTGTCAATGTCTGATATTGACAGCAGCAAAACCGGGCTGCAGGGAGCCTGTGACATACTTCTGCTGATGGGCAATACACCGCAACTCGAAGCAGACAACCGCCGGTGCCTAACACTTGCCAAGAATAAAGTTAGCGGCGTGCACGATTCATGGTATGTTGCTATTAATAAACAACTATCCCGCATTCATGATGGATAAGGATGTAATATGGATATTAACATGTTAACCCAGTACATTAGAGGATTGAATGAATACTTTTTTCACGTAATTATGGAGAATGAGCAGGAGTTTATTGACAAGTTTGTAAGAGCAGATGGTGATACTAGGTTACATAATATCGTAGAGTTAGCTGTAAATCCCATTGATTTATTGTATGCAGTTGACGTACATACAGCAACGTCAGGCAACGTTTTAAGTGATGCCGTATCTACGAAAGCGGTTATAGAGTGGGTTTGCACAAAAAAGGAGGGTCCAGATGATTCCAATTTTACTGGAAAATCCACAGCAGCAGCATGATGATGCGTATGCAGAAGAGTACTGCCGAGAAGAAACCGCTTCCGGATTTTTTGAGCAATCCCACGCCTGGCCTGTACAGGACAGGAAGTTACATAGTAGTGGATGTGGAGACCACGAACCTGAAGAAGGGGGATGCTCTCGAAAAAGGAAATAGACTGCTGCTTGCTGTATGGGTAAAAGTAGACCGAGATGGCAATGAGATTGGCAGGTTCTCATTCAAAGGAGAGACCGCACAGGCATCTCTCATTAACGATATACATGATGTTGATTTCATTGTAGCTCACAATGCAAAGTTCGATCTCCAGTGGCTTGCTAGGTGCGGGCTGGACCTTCGAGAAGTATTGGTATACGATACCATGTTAGCTGAGTATGTCATGTTAGGCAATAGAAAGAAGCCTCTTGATCTAAGTAGTATTGCTACGCGATATGGCATAGGTTCTAAGGAATCAATGGTAAGCTCGATAATAAAGAGTGGCATATGCCCAAGCACTATACCCAGGAGCTGGCTATTAAAGTATTGCAAGCAAGACGTAGACCTGACTATGAAGGTATTCAGGCATCAGCTTGATTTGCTGGATGACTCAAAGCTGAATGTACTATACACGAGGTGTTTACTTACTCCATGCTTTGCCAGCATTGAGTCAAATGGAGCAACTCTTGATAAGGACAGGGTGTATTCTGCCAAGCGTGACGCAGAAGAAAGACTTGCCGACATAGAGATTGAGATTAATAAGTTAGCTGGCGACATAAATCTTAATAGCCCACAGCAACTAGCCTTGTTTTTGTACGGTGATCTGCGATTCAAGGAACTTAAAAAATATGGGAAAGCCATACGCAATAAGAGCAATAAGGCATTTCCAGAGGGTCAGCCACTAACTGACATTAACACAATACTTAAACTAAAGGCTACAAATAATAAGCAAAGAAGAGTACAGGCCCTGCTTGCAGAGCATAGTAAAGTATCCAGCAAGCTAACAAAGAACTTGAATTTCTTCAAGGCTGTTTGCGACCAGCAGGACGGTAGGTTTGAATATAGATTCAATCAGGCAGTAACCGTCACACACCGCACATCCTCATCAGGAAAGAAGATCGAAGTTCTTGTAGGTGACAAGGTAAAAGAAATGTCTGCTCAGGGTCAGAATTTTCCTAGGGAAATGAAGAAATTATTTACAGCTTCCGGCAAAGATCGCCTAATAGGAGAGAACGATGGATCACAGATAGAGTTCAGGGCAGCAGGCCACTTAGGAAGGGACATTTCAATTAGGCGAGACGTTATTAATGACGAAGACATACACCAAACCACCGCCAATAAACTCACAGAGGCGGGAGAACCTACCACAAGGCAAGACGCTAAAGCAAGCACCTTTCGTCCATTGTTCGCAGGTAACTCTGGAAGCCCAGCTGTGGTCGAGTACTGCAACTTCTTTAGAAAAAAGTACGCAGGTATCTCCTCTGCCCAAGAGTCCTGGGCCACCCAAGCTGTAAGAGAAGGTAAAGTAGACACAGAGTGGGGCATGACTTTTTATTTCCCGGGGACCAGAGTGCGTCCGGATGGAAGTTATACCAACTTTACAAACATCTGTAACTACCCAATACAATCCTTCGCTAGTGCTGAGTTTGTTCTTATAGCGCTGTGTCATTTCTGGCACTTGACCAGGAATCTGGATATTAAAATCATCAATACTATTCACGATTCCATTATATCGGACCTAAGTAAGGAGTCCGTAGAGGACTATATTCGACTCTCAGCCACCTCCATGCTATCCTATACTCCCGATTATATCAAAAAAGTTTATGGGATAGATCTGTTTGTACCATTCGGGTGCGGTATTAAGGTAGGGCCACATTGGAATCAGCCTGAACCGTTACCAGTCCTGGATCAGATAGACGGATTCACGCCTAGATACAAAGACAACAATACGGAAGTTCAATTTGACATGCACAGGATATATAATAATGACGGAAATGTGTACAGTAAATTCTAGCGTAATAGCCTTGGCCGAAAAGGCTTTTGATAATATGGATTTTGAATACGCTAAGGTCTTTGTTCTAGGCATGGCGAGAGTTAAGCCTGATTCTGAGACCTCAAAAACCCTAGTGGACCTTGTTAATGGCAAGGTTTCAGCAAAAAGTTCTTGACTTATTATAAATTATTAGTATAATACTAGGTCAGGGCACTGCCCTTTGGTCGTCCGACCACCCTTCTTTACACCAAAGAGATACACTATGGAATATACAGGAACAGTTGTTAGAGTTGATGAACGAACAGGAACCAGCCACCGTGGTCCCTGGACTATGTACACCCTTGTACTTAATTCCAGCAATGGGGAGACAAAGATTGGTGTGGGATTTACTGCGCCTCGTGCTTCGCCCGGCCAAGTTGTTAGCATTTCTGCCGACACCAATAGTAAGGGCTATCTAGATGGCGACCTAAATACACTGAAGGTACTTAGTGCCGCAGCTGCACCCGCAACTACGGCTGCGGGTCAGACACCTCATGATCCTGGCGCGCCGTCTCCTGTCGATCAAAGACAGAAGAGCATTGTGTCGCAGTCATCCTACAAGACCGCAGCAGATGTATTAGCAATAGCTATTACTTCCGGGGCCATTAAGCTGCCTTCTGCAAAAACGGCGAACAGCGACCAGCTTGATGTTTTGTTAAGCGCTTTGGATGAGATCGCGCAGCACGTATATAATTGCACTATATACGGCCTTGAAGTGCAAGAGATTACGGCACCAACAGATGAGGGTGATTATGATCCAACTAGCTGATTCAATTGGGAATGACAGGGTTGTAGCTGGGGCCACTGATGCGCCGTATGAACTATTAGCGGTAGACGGAGAGTACCGCATTATGAACATACTAACCGGTGTAGTGGAGCACTCAGGAAAATGTTTCTTGGTTGAAATGCTGTCTATGTTAGAAGCATACGAGTCCGCTTACAAGGCGTACACAAAGGCCGGCTCAGTCGCGGCGATGATGCTATCACCAAAGGTAGATCCAAGGTATGTTAACTCGTGCAACCACGGTGAAAAGATCAAGTCCCACTAAACTAGCGCTAGTAGACGGAGACGTGCTTGTATACAGCAGTTCCTTTTCTGCAGAAAAGATGCTGTATGAACTTCATCTAGTTGAGAAGGATTCCGTGCTGGAAAAGCCAGCACGGTCCTTCCAATACAAGGCCGATTTAGATGCCTATCTAATTAACAACGGTATAGAAGAATACGAAGTACGCAAAACGCTCTTAGTTGAACCTGTAGAACATGCATTGCATAATGTTAAGACAATGATCTCCTCCATAAAGGAGAAGACGAACAGCACAGACATGGTAATTTTCCTCACAGGAAGGGGTAACTTTAGAAAAAAAGTAGCCACATACAAAGAGTATAAAGGCAATAGGGTTGACAGCAGGGTTCCGCAGCATAAAGCTGCTGTTACTGACTACCTTGTAAACTTCCACAAAGCATTAGTAGTTGATGGACAAGAGGCCGACGATGCTATGGGC